TTTTTGTTCTTTTTCAAAAAATGAATCATTGAAAGTGGCCATTTTGTAAATCACTCCCATTGCTACGGCTATTGAAACCAAAAGTATGGAAAATGAACCTACAAAAAATCCAATCCAGAAATTAAGATCAAACATTAATTGCTACTCCTTGTAGTGTGTCAAATCATCCTGATATAATATACCAAAAAAAATATCAAAGTAAACTAATCTATTTTGCTTTGGTTAATGACTTTTGATCATCTGTTTGAGTTTTCTTCCATTTTTCAAATTCTTCTTGAAGAACTTGAGCCTGTTGCTCTAATTCTTTAAGTTTTGTTTGAGATTTATCGTAATAATCTTTTAATTCTTGTTTTAATTTCTTCTTTTCACCATAAATGTCAGACACTTTTTGTGAAAAAGATACAAATTCTTCGCTCAATAGCCAATCCATAATTCACCTTACCTTTTTGCTCGTATTCTTACATTTAAAGGATCATTGTCAAAACACTCAAAAACGATTTCGCTCCCATCATGACCTTTGGTCGATAGAAACACATCGTTTTGCCAAATAAACCTTAAAGAACAAAGAACATCACGAACATAAGGCTCGTATAGTGTTCTTCCCTCATAATTATGCTCCAACATAAGATAACCTTTGCCACGATAATTTGGCTCAGTCAATCTAATATCTGGCAATCCACCATTAACATGCCTTGCCATAAGGAGTTTTTTTATTTTTTTATATTCATGACTTTCCAAGATTGTATCACCACTTGGATATTTTTTATATTCAAAATATTCTTGCTCTCTGCAAAAATCTTCAGTAAAAAATTCATGTATCAAAGTTAGATCATCGTAATACTTTCTAACTTCAAATATTTTTTCTTTTCCTAATTTTGCATTTGTATCCCAATTTTCTTTTTTGGTTGAATTTGTGCAATCATCCCATTCAGTTCCAAATTGGCCTTTATCCCATCTTTTTCTTATGTCCGAAAGAAGATTATAGCCTAGCTTATATGGATTAGTGCTATATTTTCCTCCAAGAACACCCATCTTATGTGCAGCATATTCTATGATTCCATCATCATGTGTTTTCTGGCCCAATGAAACATAACCCTGTTCTGCCATAATGACATGGTCGGTCATACTATTATGATTCATAAATCCACAAGCCGAATATCGATGACTTGTTTCTACTGTAATGTCATACACTGTATCTTTTCCAATTTTTTCGATAGAAATAATTTCATCTTCAAGTTTTTGATCAATAAACCATTTATGATTGTCAATATACTTCTTTAACTTTTGCTGTTTTCTAGATAATCCAAAACCTATTTGCTCATAATACTTTACCGCTTCCTGTCCGGTTATGCGTACATGCCAACAAGAATCTTTTTGTTTGCGTCTTGTTGATAATATGCAAAAATTCAACAAAACATTTTGTATTTGTCTGGAAAGAACTTCGCTTGCGGTGGAAAGAATAACACCAGCATCCCCCGCATAACCATCACAATCAAAATACGATCTTACAAAAGAAGCGATAACACTCTTGGGCGATTTAAGAATAATTTCTGGTATTTGCTTAATCCTAGCACAGACTCCAGTTTTCATTCCCAAATAAACAAGTAGTTCTTCAAGTTCTTTTGAAGTTACAGAAATTCTATATCGACCATTTTTAGATGTGTCATCCCAACGAGATTTACAATCTATATTAAATAATTTCTTTGTAAGACGAATATAATTATCAGCTTGATCTTTATCTCCAGTTGTTAAGCCAAGAGTTCTCTTGCTTTTAGATATATGACCATCTCCAATCATATATCCAACAAATGAAGCAAATTCTTCATCCATAGAAAAAGGTAAAGATATACATTTTCTTTTATTTCTCATGCATGTCATAGACTGATCATCATATTGCTTGAGCAATTTGTCTAAATTGTCATTTTTTTCTTCACCTTTATAATGATATTTTCTATAAACGACTTGAGACATAGTCGCTGATGCTTTTTTACAGATTTGCTTCAATTCTATCCTTTTATTGGGCAATTTATAATCGATTTTTTGATATTTTTTCGTCCAAATATTTGAAAACGATATTTTAACTTTTTCTCCTACATTCATTTTATCAAGACGAACCCAATCATTATCACCCATAACTCTATGATTATTTGAACCCTCAAAAACATATCCTCTTCTAGTTTCAATCCTATAAACATCACGATTTTCAAAAGTGAACCAATTTGTCACATTTCTAGATTTTTCACCATCATAAACCATAACAGGCAACTTTTTATCAACAATTTCACCTAATGTCAAAATGCCCATATTTGTAGATACAAGAGAATCTCTTCGTCCGCAAGCCCACCCCTCGTTTAATACCTTGGTTTGTCTCTGTGGGAAAAAATAAATTGATTCCTCATAGATCATAGACATAATATCTTGCTGCCATGGCTTCAATGGAGCATTATCACGCAAGAATCCAAAAACATCTTTAACTGGTTCAATAAAAAATCCAAGCTCTTCTGCCAAATCTTTATCTTTAACCTTTTCGTTTTCTTTATCTTTAAAATCTTTGGTGTTGATATAAGAATCCATATAAAGTCTATCATTGCCAACTTTTAGTCGCCTTGGAAAACGATAATTTTTTTTATCAATAATGTTTTTATCTTTAATTACTTTTTGATGCCAAGCTGATGCACCATCAATTAAATTGTCGATGCGAAGCAAATAATCAAGAAATTCAGTAACCTTTTCTTTACCCCATCTAGCCATATATTTTCTTATACGACTCGCATGATTCGCCATGTTATTCAACATATTTGTGTCAGTGGCAGAAAAATGAATATTATTTTTAAAGAAATCATTATGACCAGTAGCGTGAGCGATAACTGTCAAATGATCCAATAGAGTATTGCTATCTAAGCAATAGATGTAGCAAGGTGATGTATTATGGGTAATCAATCCATATGCAATAAAATCATGAGAATCATGATCCAATGCAATATCAACAGTTTCGATCTCATCTCCATCAACAACATGCTCAACAACAAATAAAGGATTTGAAATAATATCTTTAATTTCATTTGGAACACTTAATCCTTGATTTTCTGCTCTTTGTACAAATGAAGAAAAAGAATTAATCCCAACTTTTTGTTTCTCGAACATTTTAATTGAATAACCAAGACTATGGTTGTTATATGTTGTGATTCCTACACTTTTTGCCCACATAATCAATTGTCGTTGAATGTAAGGCAACTCCATTCCAGAACTACGACAAAATTTTCTATCAAGTAATTTTTTAAGTAATTCTTGCTTATAGTTAAGCACAAAACCTATTCTATTGTAAAATTTATTTTCAGCCCAAATTCCCTTAATTTTAACAACATTAATATATTTTTGATCACCTTTTTTACCCTTGCCATTTTTCAATGTTTTTAAATTAGAAAGAATTCCCATTTCCGAAAGCATAATCTGAACATCATCTGCCAATTTCTTATTATAACAACTAAAACCAACATGGTCAGCTACATAGCCATCAGTATCGAACAAACCACGAATAAAAGCACATCTATAGGCAGGAGGAGACTTCCAAATAATATCTGGAATTATTTTTTCCTTAAATGTTTTACCTTTCTTTAAACCAATCGAATTAACAAAATCAACTGCGTTTTTTGAGCATAATGTTACATTGAAACAATTTGGTTTTTCGTAAATCTCTGCAACAACTCCAAATACCTTTTTAAATAAATCTACAACATGTTCTGCATATGTCCTGTGTTTTTTACCAACAGCAACGGTTAACATATTTTCAGCAGACTTTACTCCTATCGACCCATCTCCAACCAAAATTCCAAGAAGTTCCGCCAATTCTATCGTAATATGATTCGGTGGATAAATTTCTTTAATACAATGCCTAATGTTGGGCCTTGTTGATTCAAAAACTTGTTCGGATGACCAATCAATTCTTGGTGCATCCCAATTACTTTCATATGAATCAGTTCCTACAAAAATATCACCAGATACAACATCCGATGCTTTTTTCCAGATTAAACCATTATTAGAAAGAACACGCCATTTGTGATTTGGCGTACATACTAATGTTTGGCCATCTTTCAAACAAATTTTCTTAGTTTTAGAAGCGTTTTGTCTCTTTGTCGCAACAACATTCCTAGTTTCATTACCAACAATAACTTGATCGCCTACCTTCACATCTCCAGCTATAATTGTACCACGCTTAGTCAAAACTGGAGCATTAAGTTCACAGCAATTGATTACCATTTCATATATCTTATGCATTTGATTTTCATATCCACGCTGCAATTCTTCATATTGCATGCCAAACGACCAATGTGGATATCGTACTGGAAAACCACCATAAGCTGCTACTTCAGAGATTTCATCGTAGGTAAGAAGTTGCACTACAGTTGGATAAAAGTCTAAACCCCAATCTCTACAAACATTCAAAATTATTTGAGCATGTTCTTTTAATTGTTTTGGAAGTTGAACACCAGGAATAGTGTTATCGCCAATAAGAAGAGAAGAGCCATGCATAAACTTGTTAGAAGACATTATCGGACTCCGTATTCAATTTAGCTTTTGATTTATCTGAACCCATTAATTTTTGAATAGCTTCTAATATTTGTTGATTTCTTTTTTCTTCTGTTAAAACAGCACCACCTTCTGCATTTATTTCAGTGGTCTTAATATTTTCTCTATTAAGATCTCCCTTTTCCAAAGCTTGATCAACTACATTTTTTATTGAGTTTGCGTAATTCCAAGGAAGTATTTGTGTTATTCCAACAAGATTTACGATTCTTTCTCCAAATGATTCTTTTAATGTGTTTATAAAAACTTGATTATCTTCTTCCCAATTGTCGCCATCGGTAAAATAAAATACATATATATTCCATTTTTCTGGGGGATATCGATTTTCAAATTGCTTAGAAATGAATTTCAAAGCAGAGCTACAAGTAGTGCCACCGCCAAATCTATAATTATAAAATTTTTCTTCATCTACTTCCATAGCAGAAGAATCATGCCAAACAAAAAGTCTATCTACTCTTTTGTAAAATCTTCTAATCCAAACATCAATCCACCAAGCCATATCAGAAACTATTTCGCACTTTTGCTGATCCATACTTCCAGATCCATCTCTAGCATATATGATCAAAGCATTACTTGAAGGAACTTTAATTTCCTTGTATTGCCTATATCTTTTATCTCTTTTTATTGGCTTGATTGCCTTAATTGGATCTTTGCATCCTGGTACTATTTCCAAATCATTTATAGTTCCATCTGCTGCTTGTCTTTTTAGAGCTTCTAAAAATGTTCTTCTGTTATGCCTTAGTGATTCTGGGCCTACTAAAGATATGTTGTTATATTTTATTTTTACTTCATCAAATGTGTCGCTTACTTTTGGCTTTAGATTTGGAAGTTCTAATTCTCCCTGCATGAATTTTAAAACTTCTTCAAGGTCAAGACTTATGGTAATTCCTTCACTTTCATCTTGACCAGCACCATTGCCATTACCCTTGCCCTTTTTGCCCTTGTCGATCACATCGCCATCTTTGCCTTTTCCTCTTCCTGTTCCATTTCCATTATCGCCATAAAGGATTTGCGGAATATCGATTTTTGGAATGGATATCGATATTTTACCACGCTTACCTCTAGACTTAACAATTTGGCCACTTTTGATAAATTTCTTTAGAGCTTTGCGTAGCTTGCCAGAAACAACATCAATAAAATCTTTGTGGTCTTCTTCAATTCTTCTAGGACACATATTTTAACAACCTCTTTACAAAAATTATTTGACATATTATTCTTCTGCCAAATCGCCTCTAGCAAATATGCTTCCTACAAAATCAAGAACATCTGTTGCCGATCTTTCATTGTACCCGTATTGTTTTATCAAACGAGTCTTTATTGCATCGATCTTTTCTTGTATATCTTTATCAACTACTGTGGCACCAGAAACATTTAAAGCAGAAAGCTTAATAGTGTCTTTAACATCTTCAAACAATTTAGCTTCCAATGCTTTTTTCAATTTAGAATTAGAATCCCATCGGAATGTCTTATGCTTAATTGCAAGATCTCCAATGAATGCAGCGATTTGTCTTCGGAAATCATCAGCACCTTGCTCTGGGATATCTATTTTCGATTCAACAGCCCTCATAAGCCTTTCGTCTGGCTTTCTATCTTGTCCAGTAATTGGATCTTTGATTTTAGACTTATTGATATAGGCCATGATATTATCGATATAGTTGGTGCATAAACGAATTACTGCATCTTCATCGCCAACCAAGGCCTTTTGAACTTCTGCCTTCAAAATTTCAGTCAATTTCTTCACCACCAAATCAACACAAGTAATATATCGACCAACATCATCTTTATTATTTAGCAAAGAACTACCTTCTAGGCCATCTCTTAGTTCATTCAAAACCATGAACATATTTACATAATCATGATTGTTCGCAAGGCAATTGGAAAGTTTGTCTTGAATATATCGAACAGAAACACCTCTAGTCATGCCTTCGTCTGGATATCTGTCTTTTAGCTCTTTGACCTGTTCGTCTGTCCAACCTGGTAAGAGCTTACCATCATACAATTCTGCTTTTTCAACCAAAGATATCTTTCCATCTTTGTCGTCATTTAGTCTTGTCAAAATTGCCCATAATGCAGCAACTTCCAAGGTATGTGGAGCAATATGTTGCTTTACTTTTGTTGGCCCATAATCTTTTTCTAGAATCTTTAGCTCTTCTTCCCAACGCAAAGTATAAGGAACATCAATCTTTACAGTTCTATCTCTAAGTGCTTCCATATATTGATTGCTTCTAAGTTTTTCATATTCTGGATTATTGGTGTGTGTAAATATAGCCTCATCGATACCAACTTGACTAAATTTCTTTGGCTTGATACTTTGTTCTTGTGATGCTCCTAAGAGATCGTACAAGAATGCTTGATCTAGCTTCAAAGCCTCTATAAATTCAATCATTCCCCGATTTCCCACACAAAATTCCCCGTCAAAATTAAAAGCTCTAGGATCAGAATCGGCACCGAATGTTCCAATTCTGCCAAAGTTTATATCGCCAGTAAGTTCAGTACTATCTTGATTTTTTTCGTCTTTAGGTTGAAATGTTGCAATACCACAACGATCAGACTCACTAAATGTCTTACGAATAACACGGATATGTTTTTCAAGAATCTTTTCCAAATCACCATCATATTTTTTCAACAATGCATTCATGAAAAATCTACATCTTGGATCTAGTTCTCCTTCGCATCGCAATTCATAAATTTCAGATCTTTCACTTTCTGGAACTGATTCTAACAAAGCACGATTAATTTCTTCCATGATTGGCTTTCGCACTTCTGGTGGCAGTAGCTTTAATGGCTGCTCATGCATTGGGCATTCATCTTCATCTTTTAAGTAAATCCCATCGACACCTGTTGGAAGATTAATCCATTTAAAACTATACCAAGCTCCAGCATCGGTGGTGGAATAACGCTCCATTTCTCTTTTGAACAATCTGCAAAGAGTTGATTTTGAGCTTCCTACAGGACCATGAAGAAGCAAAATTCGTTTTTCTGTTCCGAAATGACCAGCAGCACCCTTGATGAATTTAACAAGAGAATCTTTAGTTGGTGTCAAGCCAATAATGGGATATTCTGGGTTGTCGAAAAAATTATAATGTTTATATGTTTTGCGATATTCTTCTACTGGGTAGAATCCTTTTTCTATCACCATATCAAAAATAATTTGCCAAGAATTCCTAAGTAACTTTGGATTGGTGTAACACAAATCTACATATTCAGAAAACGACATTTCGTTATTGAGAATTTTAAATTTACTTTGATCAAATTTACCTATAAACTTATTTAAAGCGTTCATCTGCTATCTCCGTTATATTTTCTGTAATGGCACAACTAATTCATTATAAGGTGAATCTTTTATTTTGTAAATAACTTTCTAAATTATTTCACTTTACTTCGCCCCATGCACTATCATTTTCAATATCATTTAATGGGTTAGATCTTTCAGCTTCGCCATATGGATTAGATCCCATATGAGAATTTTCTTGTGCGTTAGACCTTTGATCTGTGACACCGCCAGGTCGTTCCATATTCCATTTATGTCTATAGTCATGACCTGAAGAATCACTGTTCCAAACATCTGTGCCAATTGGATTGGTGAATTTAACCCTACAAGCGGTAAGGAGTTTTGTTTTTGATTTGGATTTACATTTTGGACAGGAAACATTTTTATATTTTCCTGTCTTATCGAAGTCGGCAATCTCTTCCCAAGATTTTTTACATTTATTACATTCAAAAGCATAATTCGGCATTTTATAATCCTATAAATTTTGTAAATCTCTAAACTTTTTATAAACTGTAGAGATTTTATCTAATTTAGTATCAAGTTTATAAAAGTTCCACCAAAAAGATTTACTACAAAATTTAATAGCCTTATCAATAAGCTTTTGATTTAATGCCATATAAGTAAGTTCTACATTTTCTTGTTGTAGTGCTTGCTCTTCTGCCAATAGCTCTTTGTATTCTTCGGGAGAAATAGGCCTGTTCATTTCTTCTTCAAATTCTTCATCTTCTTCGTCATTATCTTCAAATTCAAATCGTTTCATTTTAACCTCTGAATATGCATTCAAATATGTTTGTAGCCGACATCCATATATCATCCAATCTTCTTTCGTTTAGGCCTAACAAAGTACGATTGTATTTGGCCAAAGGATGAAATGGATACTCATCTTTATTTATCCATGAAGACAAATTAAAGTTACCCCAACCATTAGAATATGTCACAAAATTCACAATTTTATCTTCTTTTACATCACAATATAAATCAGATTTCTCTTCAAAATTAGAATTTAAGTCATTTACTAAATAAAAATCATTTTTTTTATAATTTTTTTTAGAATGCAAAAAACTATTTTGCTCTAGCTCACGAACACAAATTATATCAGAACTAACAATCAAAGCTGGTAAACTTAGCTTGTCTTTTTCAATAAAATAACGCAAATAAGACAAACTATCGCTTGTTTTTAAAATTTCAAAATTAAAATTGAGCTTTTTTGCCCACATAAACAAATTTCGTTTTATGTCTTTTCTTTGACATGCTATTGCTATTTTTGCTTCTGGTAAGTATTTAGAAAATGAATAGGCACTAAGAAAAGCCATCCAATCACTTGAAATGCTATGATCGCAACAAATTAAAACACTTAAATTTTCGCCAGTACTTGTAATCATGCATTAATTGAGAATGGAAGATCAAATTAAATATGATCTTCTTTTTTTGATTTGTATACAGAAGTGAATTTTAGGTTTGTTGGCTTTGCTGGACTAACTTTTTTTGCCATAAGCATATTTGGAGAATTGGCACCTTTTGACTTAAAACCATAAAATTTTTCGTTCAAAAATTGTTGAAATGTTATCATTTTGCAGTTCCTATTGTGCCAACTGCTGGGGCTGTTGTTTTTTTATTTTGTTGCTGTTTAATCATATTTTGAATTGCAATAGGATCAGGCTGTAAAGGAATGCCTGATTTTTTCATATTAGCCAATGAAGCTTTGTATTTAGGATCTTCTTGAGTCATTTTCCAAGTTTGAGCAGGTGTCAAAGGTTTGTTAGTTTTAGGGTCTGTACCATATATTTGTGGTAAATTTTTCAATAGATCGCTAAATGTTCCAACTTGTTTTTCATCCGACTCTAGCCAATTTTTAAAATTAATCATTTATACCCCTTTTCAATCTATATATATTTGTCACAAATCTTTAATTAGGTGAAAAATGAAATTTTGTTGCTTTTACAATATGTTTTTTAGTGCTATTTTTGGATTTTTTCTTTGTTTTTTTATTATTGGAACACAACTTATAAAAGAAAACGAAAAAGAAAAACATGATCACAAAACCTGTCAAAAATGCGTGTGCGAAAAAAAATGTAATTGTCCACATGAAAAAGAACCATGCGAAACTAAATGTTTATGCGATTAATTATCTTGGTCGTTGAAATATTCTCTACCATGGGAGCAAAAATTGTATTCTTGGCAAATTCACGACCAATTACATTAGAATTTTGATACTCCATACCTTTAACCAAAAAATCAGGTTTTATTTTCTTTATAATTTCGTATGGAGTGTCTTCATCGAAATGTAAAACATAATCAACACATTGCAAATTGGCCAGCAATAACATTCTATCTTCTAGTTTATTGATTGGTCTGTTTGGCTTCAATTTAGAAACAGATTCGTCTGCATTTACAGCAACCAATAACTTATCTCCAAAACTTTTAGCATAATTCAAGTTACTTATGTGGCCTGAGTGAAGAATATCAAAACATCCATTTGTCATACACAATTTAAAATTTCTATTTTCAAAAAATTCTGGTGTGACATACTTCGATTCAACTTTATTTAAAATTGAATTTATTTTATTGAAATCCAATGGCTTATTATGTTTTTCCTTTACATAAATAGAACCCATTTTAAAGGAAAATTTTGAAGCGTCTTTTAATGATATTCCATTTCCCAAACACAATCCGCAAAATGCTATAAAACAATCACCAGCACCAATAACACTATTTGGAGCATCCAAAATTTCTTCACACTTGTAATCAAAATAATCACCATCATATCCATACAATCCATCACCACCATTTGTTATGATTACATTTTTAGCATTGGTTATATTTATAATTTTTTCAATTTGCTTGTTGCGATCTGATTGCCCTGTAATATTCTTTGCTTCTATTGAATTGGGCTTTATAAGACTACAACCAAGCCATTTATAAATATCTGTTTTTGGATCAACAATTTTAATTTGACATTTATGATTTTTAGCTAAATTTGAAACTATGTTGTTATAAAAAACACCCTTATCATAATCGGAAAATATAATAACATCAAATTCTTGTTCCATAATACGATCAAACAAATCACAACAATATTTAGTTATTTCGCTCTCAGACAAACCACAATTAGACTTTTCCACATCCCATCTATATGTTGGAAATTCATTGCTATAAAATCTTTTTTTTCTTGAAATATTATTTGGAATATCAATAGAAAGAGAGGTGTCCAACCCATGTTTGCTTAAAATTGATTTTGCATTTGCATCAAGAAAAGAACAAAGAAATGTATTCTTATTGAAGTTTTTTAACTGGAATGCGACATTTGCTGCTCCGCCTGGGAAAACATTTGTCGGATCTTCATTATCAGAATGCATTACTGGTATGGGGAATTCTGGCGATATTTTTCTAACACTAACATCAAAGTATTCATCCAACATAGAATCACCTATGACAGCGATTCGTATGTTACTATTTTTTATTTTCTCTAAAATATCTTTCATTTTTTGAACCCAAATAATTGTTTATGTAATTATTTGAGTTTACAAACAAATTATTCAATACTTAATCCAAGACTTTGCATCTTTTGCACCCATTCTTCCTGTTCTCTTTTATTTTCAGAATCAATTTTTAAAACCTTAGTTCCTTGCAAAGATTTTGACAAAGCTTCAACTTCCAACCTTGTAAGCCTCATAGCTCCACGATGTTCATGATAGTCCTCCCATGCTTCAATAGCCCAAGGAACAATAGGCTTTATAAGTTCTAACATGGCATCTGCGAATACTCTAATCTCCCATTGAGCATGAGGATCGCAACGCAAGGCCAAAAAGTGCAAAAGATTATGCAAATCTACTTTCCAATACCACTCTGTATAAAAATTAACTGGTAGAAGCATCCTTGCTTGTTCTCTAGCCACACCTTTTTGAATTGCTTTTTCATATTCATCGTATGATTGATTGCAGATAGAATCTATCTTTTCAATAAAGTTAGAAGCATCAACTTCATTTATTGATTCGCCACTTCCTTGTTTATTTACTGATGATTGTTGCCTCACATTTTCAATTTCTGGCTTATAAAATTCATCCTTCATCATTGAATATCTTCCACTGTATTCGTTAATTTTAGCGGTCCTATGCCTCACCATTTGTCTGGCTACGAATATGGGCATTTGCATATTGAATTTTATTTCAATCATCTCGAATGGGGTTGTGTGCTTGTGACGAAGCAGATAACGAATCAATCCTCTATCTTCATTAATGGTTTTAGTTCCATCTCCATAAGAAACTCTAGCAGCTTGAACTATTGCGTAATCTGCGGTCTTCCTATCATCTGGAACAAGTCTTGGCATAACATCAACAATCGTCACATGACCCTTGTCCAAGCATTTGATTGTTTTTTCAGAAACATTTGTCAAAACATCATGCATGATATTTTCCTTTTAAAAATCAATAATTAACATTTCAAATTATAGCAAAAATCAATCCAATTAAACAATAGATATAATCGACAACAAACAAAGTAAATAATAACAAGGCAATTATGTACAAAATATTAGTAATGCAAAAACCAGCAGCAAGAGACAGAATTGGAATAATCAGAAAATGGCTTGAAGAAAATACAAACGGAATAATTGCAGAAAAAGATGTTTTAATAGATGATCGAATCATAAGAGAACATTATAAAGAACATGCAGATAAAGACTTTTATCCGACAATGATACAATATTATGTCGGAAAAACAGTAAAAGTGTGGATAGTAGAAGTGGAAAATATAGCAGATTTAAAAGCAGCAATTGGACATCCAAAAGCAAAAGATGGATTTCGCAAAGAATTAATGGGAGATAGAATAAAAGAAGTAATAGAAAAATTTGGAGTAATGGACAATGGAATTCATGCTTCTGATTCTGAAGAAAGTGGGAAAAGGGAAATTAGCTTGTGGTTTGGAAATTCTTATTTGTCTCCATCGTCTTCAAATGAACTTCCACATTTTAAAGAATGGCTTAAAAATAGATGTTCCTAATATTAAAAGTAACCAATATCTCCCATCACAACATCTGGCAAATTAGGAAACATTTTTAAAATTTTATTTTTTTTTTATTCTTCTTTTTTTCAAGATCATCTACAGTCAATAGGGTTGGAGGTGTTCTAGTTACCATTCCCATGCCTAAAGGTCTTGCAAATTTCGCAACATCAGCAGTAGATGTCATGCCACCAGAACCACCTGCTGGAGCAGCAGCAGTTGCTACCTCATTTTGAAACCAATTTTTAAAGTTTAATTTCATGCCATTCCACCCATTCCACCCATTGCACTCATATCATCGCCACCTGCTGGTGCCGCTGGTGGAGTCCATCCGGTTGTTAAAAATTTGATTAAATCGTTTTTTGATAAGTAATACATATTTTGATCTGGTGAATCTTTTTTGAGTATTCCATCCTTCAAATAACTTCTATTTCCGCCCTTTGTTGGCTTAATTCTTATAGCTGCACCTTTTTCGGTAATTGAATCTGGTACTATTTCCCAAGCAGACATTTTATAAGCAACTTCTTTATTTGGGCTTCCTAAAACAAAATGTGATGATATCCAAGGTTCACTAGAAAATATACTTTTTAAAGATTTCCAATCAATTCCAAATTCATCTTCGAGCGTATCAAAGTAATTACTACCCGCTGGGTCTTCTGATGCAATATCAGTCTCAGACCTCTTTTCTAAAGTTTGATCTATTTCTTCGAAAAATCTTTTAAAGTTATTGAATAAATAATTCATACATTATATAGGAAACAAAAATGAAAAACTTCTCAGAAACATATAAGGAAATACAATTAGCTTGGGATAAGTACCTTGCTCTAGAAGGCAAAGTTAAAGAATTAATCGATGATCACGATTTAATGCTTTTCTTTAAGCACAAAGGAGATGTTTACGGAACCAACGAAGATGGAAGGCTATCTTATGCCACCATGCTTGACAAAGAAGAAAGCAAAAAGCTAAAAGATGATCTTCGTATCATGGCAATAAATCTCACACAAGCAGCAAACGAAGAACCAAGAGAATATATCTTTTCTAATGAAAATATTAAAAATATTAGAAAAAATATAGTCAGTCGTGAAGATGCAGAAAAAGAAATAAAAGAAAAAATGAAAAATAAAAATGAATTTTAAATTTCATAAAAACGAATTTTTTTACTCGCTTGCGTATTAACTTGCTATATCAGGAATATCAGTAAGATTAGAAAACTTTTCCAATAAGTCTGGATAAATGGCTAGTGCTTGATTCTTAGCTGTATTCACTACTGGTTCTGGGTGTGTTTTAGAAAAGAAATTGATTACTTGTTTTGGGTTTTTACCAATTTCATAAAACGCAATTAAATAATTATAAATTTTATCTTCCACATATAATCTATATGTAACTGGTTTGCTTCTCAAGAATCTATGTACCCAACCAAGTGCTGAATGACAATATACTTTACCGCCATTGTTTCTTACTTTTTCATGGATATAACCTTCTTCTCCAGCAAACCCCATAAAGTTGTCACTAAACCTTGGAAAAAATTCTTTTTTCATTAAAAACATAGCCGTTCCATGCATTGGAATTTCAAAAACTTCAGGTATTGGCGATTCAGTTTGCCATATACCAAAAAAATCACCCCGCCATTTTGGCTCCATATGTGTTGCTATACATGATTTATTTTCATTCAAAAGAGGGCCACACCACATGTCTTTTTTAATTGAATCTTCGTCTATTCCTTTTAAAATATAATCTATTGCACCATTTTGAAGCATAACATGACTATCCAACAACAACACATAATCACCATCTGCGTGTTCAAACACAGAGTTCTTAGCATGTGCTGGTCCTTTGTTTTTTGGACAATGAATATATTTAGAATGAGATAAATTAGCTAAATTTTTAAGACCTTCTATTTCCTTGGGAGTATCGTCACATATTAATATTTGAACATCTTTACAGACTTCTTCTCTTCCTAAATGATAAAGCCTTAACGCAGAAGAAGTCCAAAAACTTCCCTCAAGATCATCGTGACAAGCCCATCCAATGGTCAACTTAATTTTAGACATAATTTTATTTATCTGTTAGTCAAACTTTATTGAAAATATAATAGAATGATATTATTTTTTCTATATTAACTTGTGGAAAAAATAGCACTAATAAGACCGGGAGCCATCGGTGATATAATGATGGCTCTAAATTTTGTTCAAGAATTAAAAAGAAAAAAAGAAGTCACTTTTTTCTGTAGTTCTGGTATTCATTCGATTTTGCATAATTTCATAGCAAACAATAAAATCGTAAGTTTTCGATCATTAGAACAATACAAACAAGAAGACTTCGACAAAACCATTCATCTTATTGGATATCCATTAAACGAAGGATATCCATATAAAAAAATGAATCGACATTTGCTTGAATACTTTGCAAGCGAAATGGAAACTAACTTTTCATTTGATCAATTTACATTGACCCTGCCAAAGTTTCCAAAAAAAATAAAGAACAGAAATACTCCTAGATATATAACTTTTCAAAATAAGACTGGTTGGTCTACTTACAAAGAATGGTGGGGATGGCAAGAACTCATAAATCTTATAAAAGAAAAAAATCCAAATATCGAAATATATCAAATAGGTGGAAAAAATGATCCACAAATAGAAAATACAGATGGTAGCTTTTGTGGAGATTCCTTCGAAGACAATATAGCAGCACAAGCATGGGCAAATACCCACATTGGATTAGATTCAGTCTTTAATCATACAACCAATATAAATTGGCTCAACAAGGGAAAAACAAAAGGCATTATACTTTTTGGTTCCACACAAGCAGATGCAAGTGGATATCCACACAATGACAACATATCATTAGGATTATCTTGCCAACCATGTTTCAAAGAAGATCCAAAAATCAGCAGAGTTCCATTGGGATTATGTGACAATCCTCCAAATCAAACTTACGAAAATCCACAACATGCTTGCATGAAAGGCATAACACCAGAAATGGTTTTTGAGAAAATTAAATTATGAATAAAACACTCTCGGATATTTATAAAAACTTTGATTACGAAAATAATAAAATAAAATCCATAGAAGAAATTGAAGTGACAAACTACAAAGGAATTCAATGTGGCCAAGCAAATGGCTTTCATCATTTGTTAAATATACTTTTTTTAAAACAATCATTTAAAAATGTAATCGAATTGGGAACCCAAAAAGGTGGTACTAGTTTATTTTTAAAAGATTTAATGAGTTTATATGGAGGAAACAACTTTGTAACATTCGATAGAAATAAATGTGATTTAGATGTAAACCAAGTGGTAGGAAATATCTTAAAAGATCAAGAAATAATTAATTTGATAAAAACTAATATTCAAAAAGAAGGCAAGACGCTGCTTTTTTGTGATGGTGGAGATAAAAAATGTGAATTCAACACTTTTTCTCCTTTTTTGAAAGATGGAGATTTTATCATGTTGCATGATTATGCACATGATAAAGAATTTTTCAATAAAGAAATAAATGGAAAATTTTGGTTTTGGCACGAAGTTGAATTTTCTGATATTAAAGAATCGGTCGAAAAATATAACTTGATATCTTACAACACGGCACAAATGTCGACCTTTGTTTATGGTTGTTTTTTTAAAAAAGGTTAAAACAAATAAAAATTAAATGAGAATATTACTTACGAGATATGGCGGAATTGGAGATCTAATATACATAGAACCTGTTATTAGAGCCATTAAAGAAAAATATAATCCGACAGAAATAATTTTCAGAACTCACAAAGATTATAATTGCGGTGAAGTTACAGTTCAGCCAAAAGAAGTATTAAAAGAAAACCCTTTTATTTCTGCAATTGTTTTTGACGACAAATATTATGGATTAGGCATTGAAACATATGGATTGTGTGTCGAGAATTTAGTTCCAAAAAACTTGGAAAAATGGGGTTCAGTAAATCCTTATTTTGATATGCACATTAATTTTCAAACAGAAATTGAAAAAAATATAGACAACCCAGATTTACATGCAATTGATGTGTTTGCAAACGCAGCAAATGTAAAAGTTAAAGACAGAATACCAAAAATTTATTATGATCAAAAAATAGTTCCAAAATACGAACTTGTTGTGCAACTTAAAAGTGCAGAAGAAGATCGTGATTTAAGTAAAAACAATGATCTTATAGAAATGATTTCGAAAAGCAATTTGACAAAAATTTTTCTAGGAGAGCAAAGTTTAAACTATCATGAATTTGTTAGCATTATTGCTAACTGCGAAATATTCGTAGGAACAGAAAGCTGTGGTACTTTAATAGCCACCGGACTGAATAAAAAAGTAATTACTATTTTTAAAAATAAAATAAGAATTAAAAATCGTTCTTACGAAAATGCGATGAATATAACTCAAGATGAAATTGTTAAGTTCAAATCAGAAATTCTAAATTACATAACAAAGGATGAAAAAATGAATGAAACTTCTAAATGTCTAGAATCAAGAAAAAAATCAGGTTATTTTGATTTGTACCTTAAAGGAAAAGGAATAGACATTGGCTGTGGTAAAGACAAATTAATTGTCGAACAAGGATCTGTTGACGCTTGGGATTTAAGCAATGGCGATGCAATGTTAATGGAATGCATTGCAAATGAAACTTATGATTTTGTTTATTCTTCACATTGCTTAGAACATTTAAAAGATGTGGAAATAAGTCTTTTCAATTGGTCTAGAATACTTAAAAAAGATGGATATCTTTACTTCGTAGTTCCAGAATATGTTCTTTACGAAAGAATGACATTTCCATCTCTTTTCAATAAAGATCACAAACAAACATTTTCATATTACATTACAAAAGAACAAGTAAAAAGAAACAACCATTACCATTACACAGATATAATTAAAATAATCGAAAATCTAAACATGGAAGTGGAAATTTCAAAACTCGAAGACGACAACTACGATTACAGCAAAGGAACTGCTGGCGATCAAACATTTTTAGATAATGCATTATCGCAGATTTTATTTGTTGCAAAGAAAAAAGAAAAAACTCCTGTAAGCCAAATGGGAGCAGATGATTGGGTTTTAAGTCACTACAAAAAAGGATATTTTGTCGATGCTGGATGTTGCGATGGTGAAGATATAAGTAATACTTACAAACTTGAAAAATTAGGATGGAATGGTTTATGCATAGATGTGATTCCAAAAAACTTTGATAGAAGACCAAAATCTAAAGTCATTGAAGCTGCATTACATGGAATAAAAGATTTGGAACTTGAATTTACGATATCAAAATCACCAGAAATAAGTGGCATAACTGATTATCTTGGGAAACAAGGAACGGCAGCTTATACTGGATGGAAACCATATGTAGACAAAACCATTAAAGTAAAGACGCAATTACTTCATGAAATATTAGATGCCAATAACGCACCTAATTTTATCGAATACTTAAACATAGACATTGAGGGAGTGGAACTAGAGGTCTTAAAAACCTTTCCATTTGAAAAATATAAATTTGGATGCATTTCTTTAGAACACAATTATGATGAGCCAAAACGAACACACATTAAAAATTTACTAAAAAATAAAGGTTACAATTACATAAAACAAGAAAAAGCAGACGATTGGTTTGTATTAGACGAAAACAATACAAAAGTAAAAACAATTGGTTTGTGCATGATTGTTAAAAACGAATCAAAAATTATAGAAAGATGCTTGGATAGCGTCAAACCAATAATAGACTATGTTTGCATTGTAGATACTGGATCGACAGATGATACAATCGAAACTATCAATTCTTGGCTCGTTAAAAACAACATATCTGGAGAAGTTATATCAGAACCTTGGAAAAATTTCGCACACAATAGAAGTTTTGCCTTAGCCAAACTTCGTGAAAGAAAAAATATTGATTACGCACTGATGATTGATGCCGATGAAGTTTTAAGATACGAAGATGGAATCGATATCGCTAAAGAAAAACAGAATATGAGCCATGATCTTTATCATGTAAATTGTAAATTTGGAAACATAGAGTACGCAAGAACATCTATAACAAAAAATAATATGCCCTATTATTACAAAGGTGTAGTTCATGAATTTCTTGAATGCCACGATCCAATTAAAACCAGAGATTTTTTAAAAGGAGTTCACAATGTGCCATTACAAGATTCTGCAAGGAATGAAAGTAATCAAAAATTTCAAAATGATATCAAACTTCTAGAAGATGAACTTAAAATAGAAGCCGATAAATTTATGATTTCAAGATATACATTTTATCTTGCCCAATCATATAGAGATTGCGAAGAAAAAGAAAAAGCAATTTATTGGTACAACGAAAGATCAAAACAAGGATTTTGGAATCAAGAAGTTTATATTTCATTGTATCAAGTCGCCAAACTTAAAGAACAACTTGAATATCCCGGAGACGACATAGTTCAAAGCTACATGAGAGCATATGAAGTATGTCCAGAAAGAATTGAAGCATTACATGGTGCGATCAACTACTGTAGAAGAAATGGCAGAAATCACCAAGCATTCATGATGGCTACATACGCAAGATCAATCCCTGTAAATAAAACAGGTCTATTTTCAGAAAACTGGATATGGAACTATGGCATTGATGACGAATACAGCATCATATCTTATTGGACTGGTCATATAAAAGAAGGAATTGCTGTAACTGAAAATCTTTTAAATAAAATTCCAGAGTCTCAAAAACCAAGAGTGTTGAAAAACATGGAATATCTTAAAGGAAAATTGACAAACTAAACAATGTTGAAATTGTCATAATGTCTAGACAAGTACTCTCCCAAAATTTCTTTAGGATCTGTACTTGTCTTTTCTAATTTGCTTCTAATTGCATGAAGATTATCTAAACCCCATGCCTTATCTTTAGTCTCTGCACAAACATTATCAATTTTATTGAAGTCGTAATTTTTATATTCATCTAAACCAATAAATTCATATATCTTTTTCATTGTTTCGATTGGGCTTTTTACCAAATCATCATATTTAACTAAATGCAAACATTCTGGATGATTTTTTATTCCATGAATAGTGCTTTGATATGGATCAGAAATATATTCTTCCCATAATACCTTTGCTCTGTTTTCTGTGCTAATGTGTAGTCTTTTACTTCTTAATGTGTTATCAACAAAATTATCTTCTTGCTTGTTGTTTATGATCAATTTTATATACGATGTTATGACTTCACTAATTGGTCTAACAGTACAAATTATCTTTGGGCTAGAACTTACAAACATTTTTGCTGGGATTATGTTTCTTGGCCAACCTCTGTGCTTATCAAATACTATGTCCGTTTTAAATTGATTGTAATAGGAATCAATTATAGCTCCATAAACACCATTAGATACGCTTTCTGCATCAAAAGTGTAGTTAGAGTTTAATTTAGAAAATGCTTCGTTATTTAAGCATAATAAGTCCAGCAAAGGACTTGTTGGTGTAACTGTTATTTTTGAATTTTGACCTAAAATAGAACCAAGTAGAGTTGAACCACTTCTTGGTAATCCACTAAGGAAAAATATAGATTTTTTCATGTTTTCACCATGTAAACTGCATTCGAACCATAATAATCAATCGTTTTCTGACTTTGAAATCCAAACTTATTCCAAAAGTTTTCAGATTCAAGAACAGACATAAGAACTTTTGGACTTGATTTTATTCTTAAAACCTGATCAACCAAAGCAAGTCCATAACCCTTACCACGATGTGTTTTTTCTACACAAAGATCATGAATGTAATGACAGTCGGGATCTTCAATTTTTTTATAATTCTCGTTTATTGGGTAATATTCCCACAAAATATAAGGAAACGAAATGATATATCCTACTATTTCCTTATTGATCTCACAAACAAAACACCCTTCTGGATGTCCTAATATTTTAGAACGAAAAGATTCACTTCCCTCATAGTAATTATCAGGATAACTACTTGTTCCAATGTGATCAATAAAATCAAAGTCTTCTGGTTTTGCGTGTCTAATCATGAATTCATCATAGTAATTTGGTCAGAAAACCCTACTTTTGTCCACAAAAAATTTTTTAAAATTAATATATATAAAAGCGACAAAAAATTTATAAAAAAAAAAAAAAGGAGTTGTCATGGCAGATTTTAATGTAGATTTAAGCCCAAATTTAGTCAATTTGGGAACCGAAGGGAGCTTGGACACTAGCGTTCAAAATGGCAACTCTCTTCAGAGAAAATTGACTGGTGTAATGGTTGAATTTTGTGGCAATCAAAAAATAATTGGTCGCATTGACGATGGAGGACAGTTCAACGAAACTATCGAGAGAGTAAAAGACTATGCGGGAATTACCAAGACCATTGGTGATAATTACATATTCGTAAACAACAACTTTGTTGACTACTATGAAGAGAGTACTAATACTTCCGATGAAGCAAACAATTTGATTGCCATGTTTGATGAATCTGGAGTTGTATATAAAAAATTCACGGACATTGATGGCAGAACATTTTCATCTCTTGACAACATGGATAAGCTCATTATTCCAGAACTAGATGCAGACGATCTCCTTCCATCGTTGACCTCTGATGCTAAAAATGCAATCACCGATTTTGTCGATGGTGGCGGAATTCTTATCATGTTTGAGCCAGATAGTGGCGATGTAATAGATGTCTTGAATGAACTATTCGGATGGTCACTTGACACAAATGGAGTATCTGAGCCTATTGATATTACTGAGGCTGGAGCCATTCTTTTCCCAAATGAAAGTGCTACCCTTCCTGATTTAAGTGCTACTGATTCACTCGACACAACTACCCTTCCAGTTAATTCTGTCAGCATCTATACTGGTGATGGTTCCAATCAAACAGTTGTAGCCAAGATGCCATATGGCGATGGCTTTGTTTATGTTCTTGGATGGGATTGGTATGACGCACAGCCTGTTGGCGTAGAAGATGGTGGCTGGAATCACCTTCTGAGATCTATTTTAAATTCTTAATTCAAGGAGAAAACAATGTTTACACTAGATGTACCAACCAGCAAGGTTGATCAATTTGATGTTCTTTTAGACAATATCAATGTCACTTACAGAATATTCGGTAAGAACGAAGACGGATCTATCACAAAGCTCAGTTTCAAGAAACAAGCCTTGCTTGACAAGGCTACTGAAGAACTGAAAAAACTTTCTTAATCAATTATCAAAAGTCTTGGGTGTCTATTGGCATCCGAGACTTTTTCATGTTTTTATCATAGTGCTTTCGATGGATTCTTGCTATATCTCTCACACTGATTGATAACTTCGCACAAATATCGTTCATTATTGAAAAGCGATCTGTATGCATCAGAACAACCACTTACGAATCTATCGTGTGTTTCGCAATGTACAACATCCACTTTTTCTGACCAATCTTCGCAGATGCCTTTTTCAAACAATATTTTTTCAGATCCCTCAATATCAATCTTTAAAAAGTCGATAACATCAAGACCATAATCTTTTATAATATCATTCATCGAAATTCCCAAAATATTTCCATCTTTATTTTCCTTTACAATTGTTCCCCAATCACCACCAATTTTTTCATCTATGGACAACATGCACTTTTTGTTCCAAATTCCAGCGTTCACACATTTGATGTTTTTGTACGGCATTGTGTTTAAAAGCAACATGCGATAATTTTCTGGATCGGGTTCAATTGATATTATCAACTCTGATTGATATTTCATCGCAAAATAAACAGCTACATAGCCAACATAAGCACCTAGATCGACAACATTTCTTAGTGGTTTAATTAAGCCTTCGTATTCTTTCTCTTCGAATACTTGTAAAAAATTGTATATGTCAGTCGTAGCTTTTCTTACATATAAAGGATATTTAAAACCTTCTGGAATAATTGGAATTAATGAATCATAACGATCACCAGACTCGCAATATTTTATCAAACTTGCAGTGTTTTGCTCTGTAATATCACATTGATGTATGGGATTCATAAATTTATGATAGTTTGTTTCATATATATTGATATGCAAAACTTATAGGGAAAAATTGTCATGAAATCATTTATGGAATATGTACAACTGAAAAACGAAGGTCTCTTTGATTTTTTCAAATCGAAAAAACCTGCTTCTGCTCCTACTGGTGCTTCAACTGCTCCTACTGGTGCTTCAACTGCTCCTACTGGTGCTTCAACTGCTCCTACTGGTGCTTCTGACAGAGAGAAAAAAAGAAAGCCTTTAGATACTTATGATCCTTACACTGCCAAATATAGTCCTCTAACGAGAGATGGACATAGCTATGTAAATTATAAGCGTATGTCGCCTGATGAAATTGCAGCAGCCGAAGATCAAAGTGATAAAAACAGCATCGATGCATATTATGGAAAAGAAAAAGATCCTGGCATGAAAGCATTAATAGACCATGGCAATCCTGTGGATAAATTTAAAAAATTAGAAGACGATATTAAATATGGAAGATTTTCGTACAATACAAGCAATGTTCCAAAAATGATGCTTTTTATGTTGAATAATCATATGGATGGCAGCTATATGCCATTTTTCGGTTCTTTGGTAAAAAACAATGCGGTTAAAATGATTCCATATGATCTCGCTTTGAGAACTATGGAATTAAACTTTGGAAGTAACTCAAGTATGATGGCACTTAGATCTTTTCTCGCAAGACATCTTATGGAAAAAACTCCAAGTAAAATACAAGGTTTAGAATCATTGGAGTTAATCAGAAAAAGTTTAGTATCAACTGATAAATGGGCAAAAACAATTTTATATACACCTGATTTCTTGCAACACATAAAAGAAGAAGATATAAAAGACATTTGGTTGAAATTCTTTGAAAGAAGACCAGACTTGGCGAAGAAATATTATGAAAAAAATGGCGAAAGAATGCGACTTAATCAAAAGTACAAACAAGCAAATGACACTAGATATCAAAAACCAAATGATATGGAAAATTTAATTTTTTCCATGTTTGGCGAAAAAAACGAATCATTCAAGACACATAAAAAATCATTATTTGACTGGTAAACTATGAACTTCACAGAATGGCTAAACAATCGTGATCCTGAAATGTTGAATGAAATTAAAAAACCATTCAAAAATTTCAATAAAGAAAAAAACCATCCAGAAGGTGGTCTTAAACCATCCTACGCCAAAAAATTAGGCATTCATGCAGGTATTGACACCAAGCGTGAGGCCGAAAAAAAAGGTGGCGTTCATAAAATGTCAGATAAAACAAAGGCAAGAAGAAAATCATTCTGTGCCAGGATGTGTGGCCATAAAAAGAAGAATACATCATCAAAAACTGCAAATGATCCGAAAAGCAAAATCAATGCAGCTTTGAGGGTTTGGAAATGTCGCTGCTAAATTTTATAAGCGTAAACAGTAAGATCATTTGACAAGTAATCATTTCTTATTACATATTTATCAGTGACTGATTGCATCAAAAATGAAACATCATCTATTGTGCAATGTTTCATATCAACATCTTTGTTTTCACAAGAATCAGAAAGCAAATTAAACGCAATTCCTTTTTTGCACAAGCAAAACATTTTCTCAATTGTCTTTTGTGTTGTTTCTTCCCAATTATTTTTCAATGCAAAAACACCAGATGCAAAACACCAATCAAATTCCCCTTTAGTTTCAAATACAGATTGATTCAAGAAATTACCTTGGAACAAACCTTTCCATTTATCCTCGTACTTTTCCTTAGCTATAATGATGGCTGAATTTCTCAAATCAATTCCAAGATAATCATCAAAATGATAGCTTAAATCGCCATGACCACAACCAACATCCAAAACACTATCCGTGATCTCCAATCCAGATATTTCCATCAATACCTTGAATCTTATTTTTTGGGTGTGTTCGTTGCTCCATCCTAATGACCTAACACCAACTTCTTTTCCGAACTTTTCTTGATATGTTTTTTCTAAATTCACTATTTTTTCCTATGAATTATGACGAACTACTAATTTAAAAAAAATTAGTAGTTCGTTGTAAATTAACCCGATCATATCTGAAAACCAACGGAATTCGACCATTTAATCATATGATCAGGTAGTACCCCTAGCAGGATTCGCACCTGCGACCAATAAATTAGAAATTTATTGCTCTATCTCCTGAGCTATAGGGGCAAAATTATTATAATCAAAAAAATTAAAATTAACAACGAATCATTGAAATAATAAAAAAATCAAATGAATATATATTTACATGGAAACACTACTCACCAAAGACCGCAAAGAAAAATTAAGTATTTACATTCAATTGGCAAATTGCTTAGAAGGCGACTTCGCAGAAGTTGGTGTATACAAAGGAGGAAGTGCCGAAATAATAGCTATAAATAAAAATGAAAATAAAAATTTATATTTATTTGACACTTTCGAAGGAATGCCAGAAGTTAATGAAAATGTTGATAACTTTCATAAAAAAAACGATTTTAACGATACATCTTATTCAAATATTTGCTTGGGCTTAAGCCATTATAAAAATGTTTTTATTTACAAAGGAATTTTTCCAAATGAACATAGCGATAAAATAAAAGATAAAAAGTTCTCTTTGGTTCACATAGATGTTGACATTTACAAAAGTTATATTGATTGCTTGAATTTCTTTTATCCAAAAATGATAGATGGAGGAATTATTATTTTGGATGATTATTCTGCTCCGACATGCAAAGGTGCAAAAATAGCAGTCGATGAGTTCTTTTCAAATAAACTTGAAAAACCAATATGGGAAACAAAACCTCAAGTGTGTATTGTCAAACAACCGACACTCATCAAACAACCAAAAATCAATTGAGCCAATTCAATTTCATTTCATCTTTAGTCCAAGTGTTTTTAAAATCTAAATTCGGAATTGGATATGATTGTGTATCTAAGTTTAATTCGCCATATTCCTTTTTATTTACCATAGTTATTTCTAAGGTTTCAGGAACATTTTGAATATACTCACCAAAATTATTCCCATGAACATGAACTACATGATAATTTTCTATTATTTTATCTAATACTGATAATGATTTATTCTTTGGATTTATGGTCAAATGAAGTTCGAATGTGAAAGTGTTAACTTTGTCACAAAAGTGAATTACATCTAAAGTTTCAAAAAAATCCCACTCGTAACCTTCAATATCCATTTTCAACAATATTTTTTTTGCTTCTTGAACTTCTGTTATGTTTTTGAAATCATCATATCCAACGAGTTTCATTTGTTTTGCCCAAGGCTCCAGATTTCCAGCAATATCATAACCTATTACTTTTTTATTTTTCTCTATTAATTGCTTTTCATAATGTATGTCACTACCCAATCCAAAACAAACAAACAAATCACATTCTTCAACAGATCGAATTGGAACAACATACCCACCATCTCCATTGCCTCCTATTCTGATTTTTTCAATTTTTCTAGGAAGCATGTTTTTCGCCATCCAATCATAAATTTCCATTTAATCTTTCCTTTTTACACAATAATAATGATTTTTCCACTACAAACAAGCAATATGCTGTCCAGTATAAGTAGATAGAAATTTATTTTGGGAAAATATCCATTTTTAATTGAATATTTCCCGACTTAAAACGAACAAGATAATAGGAAGATAACTTTAACCCAAGGAGAATCAAAATGATTCGAGAAGATGAAGAAAACATTCTAAATTGTAATTGCAGCAGGTATTACATTGTACCAATGGATAAAATGGCTGATTTAATGGGAATACCATTAGTTTTGGATGAATTTGGAATGGATGATAGAGATTACGATGTCACAAACAAAGTACTAGCTGCTGGTGGTGATTTCGTTAACCTTGAAACTGGCGAAGTTGAAGCAGATCCAGTCAAAATCGTCAAAAAATACAGAGTTGATGTAGATGGCAATAACGAAGTAATTATCGAAATTAGAGCAATTAAATCAACTGCTCATAGGTTCCTTATGAAAGGAGAACCAACAAGGGATGAATATGTCTTAAAAAGAACAAAAGAACTAGGATTAAATGGTATAGATCTGATCAATAACCTCGAAAAATTTCACGAAGAATACAAACAACTAACAGCCAGCTAAGGAGAAGATCATGAAAAGGGAATGCGAAGATTGCGGAACTATTTTTTTAGATAACAGATATTTCAAAGGAGAACTTCCAAAAAATGCATTTTGTCCACTCTGTTGTTCAGAGAGATATTTTGCAGATGTAGACCATGGAAATAAAGTTCTAAAAGAAGAAACTTGGAATTTTAGATCAAATTGGAAAGCAAAAGTTTGGAATAGCTCCTCGCTATATGAAGAAGGTTCTGATTTTCTTCATATAGATATAAAACAAGGAAAACTTGAATTAGAAATGGCAATTAAAAAAAGAGAAGGCTCTACTGATGAATTCCTTGTTTGGATTGGGAATAAACAATTTATTTGCAAAGCAGAACCAACAGATGAAGAAGCAAGGCACGAACAAGGAAAAATATTAAGTGAACATAGTCCTTTAGAGATATTGGACAAAGAAATATGATTCCTTAGTTCACGCAAACCGCTTTCCCTTAACTAAGAGCATTCCTTAGTTCACTTTGCTGGACTAAGAACATTCCTTAGTTCACGGAAACCGCTTTCCCTTAACTAAGGACATTCCTTAGTTAAGGGAAACTAACTTAAATTACTTACAAAATCTTATTATTGATCCTCATAAGCCTAATATCTTTCTTCTTGTCATCTTTTTCTGGTGCTGTACTAACTCCATCTGCTTGATCATAAGCAAATATTCCAAATTGTAATATCGTGTAAATATCACTTCTAAGCATTACATCAATTGATGTCGTAATGCCATTTTTAACAATACTAGATAAAAGCCTTTTAGCCATAACTGGATCAACAGAATAAGAATGTGTTCTCAAACAAAATCTATAATTGCAATTCAACTGACCATGAATTGGAATGCTACCCCAATAATTATTCTGAAGTTGCTCAATGCTTCCCAAATATATAATCGCATTAAATGCTGGATGATGTGTGAAATTCTGTAAAACAATTGCATCATGTTCCAAAACAATAATTGGTCTATCTATTTCAACACAATGTGACCAAAGTGCAACATGACTTAAAACAGTACAAATTTCAGTAAGTGCCAAGGCTTCATTTACAACTTTAACCCATTTTACCCAATTTTGATTTTTTAAATGTTCTGGAACTATTATTTCTCCAGTAGTTCCATTGAATGCTTCTGATACTTTACATGGCATTCCAACTTTATCACAGCTTTCTGCACATCTTCTAGACATCGACTCAGAAAGCTCATGACCTTTTATCGTAATAATATATGCAGATTCTATTTCTGTATTATAATTGAAATTTAATGTTTCTTTTAGTTTTTCCATGGTTAAGCCTTAAAGGGAACATCATGTTCGTATATGGTAGTTTCTCCTGCCATGTCTGCTGCAAAAATACCAAATGACACTATTGAAAACTCCTGTACCTTCATCATTACATCAACCGCAGTATAGATTCCTCTTTCAATCGCATGGGATACCAAATTTTTAGCAACCAATGGATCAATTGAGTAAGCGTGTGTTCTAAGAATGTAACGATAATTGTGACCCATTTGTGCATGTGGTGGTATGGGATTCCAATAATTACTTTTAACCTGTTCGCTGCTACCTAAATAAACAATTGAATTGAAAACATTATGATGTGTAAAAGGCTGAAGCATAATAGCATCATGTTCCAATGCTACCAAAGGCATATCTTCTTCTATACACTTACACCAAAGAGAAAAATGAGAAAGCCAGCAGCAAATTTCTGGTTTAGTTAAACTATAATTTGTTAATTTCAACCACTTTAACCAATTGGTATTTCTAGCATGTTCTGGAACTTTGATCTTTTCGCCAGTGCCATCAAAGGCATCCCATATAACTGCTTTTTGACCAACCCTATTGCAAGACTCAAGACATCGTTGACCCATAAGCTCTGAATTCTTATGATCTTTGATTGTGATAATATAAGAATTGCTTACTTCTGTGTTATAGTTCCAATTAAGTGTTGGCTCTAATATTTCCATTTTACCTTAAGTCATCTATAAAAAATTCTTGATCGAATTCTTTTGGAAAGCATCCAAGGTCGAACATTTTCTTTATACACTTGTTATAAAGATCTGTAGTTGGACTTCTATGAATTGCATGGTTCCTTGCCATTATAGCAAGTTTTATTGAAATTTCTTTTAGTTCTTCAAATTCTTTTTTATAGTTTTTCATATATTAAAATAGCGTGTAATTTCATTTTATCAAACTTGTTAATCTTCCTTTTTTGATTTTTTTAAGAATAAACTTTTTAACTTTTCTTTTTATCTTTGGAAATCTTTTTTCAGATTCAACATTTTTACGAAGTTTTTTCAACTTTACAACTTCTACCAATAATTGAAATGTTAAATTTGATAAATATAATAAAATGCCAATAATAATTATTGGCATCAATATAAAAAATATAATCATTTAACAACACTTTCCAATTCCACATTTATCTGGAGCAAGACAAGCAGTATGCTTTTTTCCTAAAACATATAACAAGCCAGATGGTGTTATTTCTATTTCTGCTATTGGGAACTGCGAAATAAACTCTTGTTCATATTCCATTTCCACAAAAATATCTTCAGAACAAAAAAGTTTATTAGCATGGTCAAATATAGTTTTTAATTTTGTACTAGTAAGTCTATGATCAACATCATCTGCAACTAATATCTGAAGCAAACAAGAAGTGACCTCCCTAAGAGTTCCACCGCAATCTACAAAATCTTTTTTAACTTTTCCGATTTCAGTTACATGGAAATGAGGCGGTACAAAACTACCATCTGGCAGCATTATCTGCATATGAACATATTCGTTTTCCAATAAAATATCTTTCAAAGCCTTAAGCGTTATCATTTTTTTGGTATCCATTTGTTTAAAGGAAATTCAACATTAACCCATTTCGTAAGCGGAAACTCTATCTGCTTACCGTCATTTGAAACATAATAACATTTTATAACTCCACTTTTATATCCTTTAGTCAAAATTGAAGATTGCCAATCTATCAGCTTATCTTCGTTTTTTGCACTCTCGTAACCATCGCTAAATCCAGTATTGTAATTGGTTAATCCCTCGTAATCAGCCTTGTCTTCTAATACAACTGCTTTGCTGTGCAAGCACTTGTATTCTTCTATTGAATTTTTCATTTCTGCATCCAAATACATGCAGTACGAAACAGGAATCAATGCAAGAAGAATGTATATCGCAATAACTGGAGAATTAAGTTTCATTTCTTTCTTTCTTGATTTTCTTGCCCAATTTAACAGCATCATCAACACCAGTCCAACGCAAACACTCTATGAAAGAATTGGTAGTTTCCATGTTCATTATTTCTGGACACTTCTCACACATTTCTTGAATATGTGAAACATCAGGGTAATGTCGCAAACATCCCTTAGCCATTTCTCGTACTTCTTTTGGAATTCTTTTTAAATTAAACGCAAGATCAATCAAGAATTTTCTTGTTTGTGCAATCGACCTAGTTCTTTCCTGTGGTAAAGTCATGTTTTCCCCGATATTCAAACAACTTAATATATTTTCTCCATTATCAAACTTCTCGTCAAACTCTTCTGCCTTCATCTTAATCTCATAATACATCTGGCAGAGCAAGCCAATATTGCACAACCACTAACTACTGCTTCATATGCGATTTTCTCTTGCTCTTTTAACGCAAGTTGATATTTATTAGAAAGAATATTATATCTTTTATGAGATTCAAACATCATTTCTTTGGCACTATGCAAAGAATTTTTAGCATTGTGAAGCCTAAAAGAAGCGTCTAAAACCTCTTGTTGTAATTCTTGTAAATTCATTCATCGATCTCGTCAAGTTCTGGACTAAACAATATTACGATTTGAAACAATATCACCAAAAATAGCAATGCCAAAATTAAATGATTCAAAGCCGCATGCATTTTCACATCCTAAATTTATTGTTGACTTCGGAAAGGTCAGCAACTGTAACTATATGAATAAAGTCTTTTTCATATTCATCCCTTATGACACTAATCCAATTGTCGCCAACTTTAATTTCGACATTTAAATCGTTATCTTTTTTTGAAAGCCTTACATACGATATTGCAACAGTCTCAGAACAATTGAATTCTTTTATTTCGGCAATAGTTTTTTTTACTGCCTTTTCATCTACTTCATTTTTTTCAGAAGAGACAACTTCTTCTGATTTGACATCTTTCGAATAGCTTTCAAACTCTTCTATGACAGTTTCAGAAGCGGTTTCCCCAAATCCATTATTATAGTCATATGGCTTACTCGAAAGGTATGTCACTCTGGCTTGTGTATTATTGATGCCACAGTAAAGAACTTTATTATCCCAATAAGTGAATTGATTGCGATATAGATTTGTCGTTCTTTCAATTACTCTGTATATCATTTTTTATTCCTTGTTCAGATCAATAGGAATCGCATGCACACCATTCAAATATGCATCAAGCACTTCCGCACCAGTCATATCCTTTTGCAATATAATTGCACCACTCAGATCATCAACTAATTTATGAGCATAAAACTCACCACTTTTACTTTCAATCTTGCTCACGAATTTATCCTGTGTTGCTCTCCATTCTTTACTATGTCCTTCTCTTGTGTCATGAGTTGTTGTTAATTGATCGAGGTCGATTAGCACCTCTAATTTCATGACGCATTTCCCTTTTTTGTTACGCCTCCCAAGACCGAAAGAATTAACCTCAAACTTTTGACCATTTAAAAACATCTTCATTATACTTGGATCATTTGGATCGGTCACAATTTTCCATTCATCTTTTACTGGTCTTTGATCTAGGTCACTCATGCTTTTCTCCTGTTGCCTTAAAAATTTCAACCGCTTTTTTCCATGCAGCCTCTATCTCAGGATTCTGTTCGATCTCACTTTCATTCGCAATAGCTTTCAAAACTGCGGATGTAATCAGGCTGTCAAGGTCATCCGTTTTTTGGCTCATTTCTATTCTCCTATTGGTTTGTTAAAGTTTACTAAAAGTTTTATTTCAGTAAATTCGGAATTAGGAGTAGAAACAACAGAATAAGATTCCATATAAAATTCTTTCCCAACCGCATATAATTTCTGTGCATTTGGGTCAAGAACGATGTTGTTTTCGTTTATTTTTTTCACTTCTGATGTCAATTTACGAAGTATATTTAATTCCTCTGGTGTTATGCCCATGATTGTTATCCTTCTAATGTGACGAACTACAAACTACTTTCTTCTAAATTGACCAACATCTGCTCTCTGACAGAAAGCAAATCTAAAGCCATTTTCAATTTAACTTTTAAATCTGCATTTTCTTTTTGTAGCTCTTTGGTCACAGTTTGTGACCTTATAATTTCTGGATTGTAAATTTCCGACCACAGCTTTTTGTTCATGTCCAAATCTGGTATCTGAGCTTCATCAATTCCAAGATTCTTCCAATGCTGTGTCATTTCTTTTTGATGTTCTCGTATCGCTTTTTCGTATCGCTCAACTAGCGACTCCAATAAGCCATGATAAGACTGGAGTTCCAGATTGTATCCAGTAATTCTTTTGTTGTATTCGTTGTTGATGTCGATAAGCCTTTTAAGTTCTTCAATGTATTCCCGTTGAGATTTTTGAATCTCAAGATTGCATTCATTACCATCAAGTATAGATCTTTCGAGTTCAACTATGTATTGCTGTTGGCTTTTTCCAGCCTCACCTTCTTTTCCAAGATGTCCTACTACTCCAATTGTACCCTTTGTGTCAGTAGCTTCCCCCTTTGTGTCAGTAGCTTCCCCCTTTGTGTTGGTAGCTTCCCCCTTTGTGTGTGAAGTTCCTTCTGAATCCCATTCCTCCCATTCTTTACCGATATGTCTCTCTTTGATATCATCACGAAATTCGTTTCGTGATGATGCCTCATCTCCCTTAAATTTAGCCAATTCCGCATGCAGTTTGTTTTCTCTATCTTTTTGATTTTGATGGAACAATTCGGGATCAGCTAGTTCGAGCATGTGTGAGGAACATTTTTCTTCGTCTGTTTTGTCTAATTCGCCCCTAAAAGTTACTTTCAAGACATACGAAGAAAGAATTGAATCGACAAGATGAGACACACCTACACATGCAACCGTATAAACAGATGGACCAAAATATCGTTGGAATCCACCCCAAATAATTCTATTAAATTGCTTCATCGACAAGTCTATCGAGACTACAGATGCAGGTTCTGTCATCTCAGACCATGCCTTCACAACAATTATTTCTTCGGAAATCTTACTACTATCTATGGACTCTATTTTCGTAAGACGCATTCTTCCTTGCTGACTAGCAGGGTGATGTTCAAGTCCATAAAGTACAATCTTATAAATGTGGAACGAATAAAGATTCATTTCTACTGAGACATACATTGGATCTTCATCGTTCTTCGTCATCATTATTCTCCACGAAATATTCAACAATCAAAGGAACACCGAACTGCAAAAGAAAGATCATTGCCGATATCAAGAACAAAATATAATAACCGTTTTTCATTAAAGCATCAAGCTCACGACAAAGCCAATTGAAAAAAAAAGCCAAATTTTCCATGAACTCGTAATAGAAACTTCTCATAATCATCATATTTTATTTTTTCTCAAACATTAAATGCCCACCTTACTTTACCACAATCCCATATTCTGCTTAATCCATTTTGTAATGCCCATTCTTTTTCACTTATATCTTTAGGACAGCCAGTATTGCATTTCATTTGACTCTGTTTGCTTATTCTTTCTTTTGGATAGCTCATATTCACATATGCATAATCAGAACCTAATTCTTCTTCTAATTTAAAATTTAAATTTTTATAAATAGAACCATTGCTCCACCTACTATCACTCCAACTTATAATCTTCTTGATTCCATTATTCTTGCACCAATTTACACAATGTGAAAATAGTTTACTTGCACCACCAACTATCTGATGACCAGCCTTAAAACATAAACGAGTTAAAACCATTTCACCTTTTGTTTGTTTGCGATGATGGACACCTAAATCCATTACACCAATTAATTCATCTTCGCAATATAAACCAAAACAAACTTTTGCTAAAGAATTACCACCTTGTACATGATGTTTATCACAAAAATCAGTAAATTCCTTTTTGCTAATTTCTTTTGCTGTACATTTTCTTGCATAAAGTCTTTTTTCGAAAACTCCAAGTTTACTTAGAATGACACTTTTGATTACTTCTTGATTGTTAAGCCATTCATCTTCGAAAATTGTTATAAGTTGAATGCCTTTTTCTTTACAAATATTAAACTTACTGATGTGGTAGTTACTTGGTCTTGGTTGAGGTGAGTTTTCATGATGCCAATATAAACCACAATATTCTATAGCAAACTTTAAATTAGAATCATATAAATCAAGCTCTTTGCTACCTAAAACTGTATGATCTGATTGAAAGTTAAAACCAAACGAATTCAACCAGTTTTGTATTTCTTTTTGAGTCTTGCCATATTTTCTCTGTGGATATGGAGAGCCATATCGTTCTATATTTGTTTGCCTTATTTTTTCTTGTATTTCTGGAGATTGTATTGGATATTCAACACCAAATCTATCCAAGCATGTTTGTTTTACTTTTTCTTTGATTTCTGGTGATGAAGAAGCATATTCATGTCCAAATTTCTCCAAACATATTTGCCTTACTTTTTCTTGAACTTCTGGCGAAAGGAAAGGGTTTTCGTATCCAAATCTTTCCAAACATGTCTGTCTTACTTTTTCTTTGAATTCTGGTGAAGAAGAAGCGTATTCATGTCCAAACCTTTCTAAGTTCGTTTGTCTTACTTTCTCTTGGATCTCTGGTGAGGAAGAAGCATGATCGTGTCCGAATTTTTCAAGACTCGTTTGTCTTGCTTTTTCTTTCATTTCCGAAGATTGCATAATGTACTCAACGCCATATCTTTCAATATTTGTTTCTCTGGTTTTTTCTAATATTTCTGGTCGTTGATTTGGATTTTCTACACCATATCTCTGAATATTAGTTTGCTTTATTTTTTCTCTTGTTTCCAAAGAACTTATTTGATACTCAACACCATATTTTTCAATGTTTGTTTGTCTAGTTTTTTCTAATATTTCTGGGGATTGCATGGCATGTTCATGTCCATATTTTTCAATATTAGTTTGTCTTGATTTTTCTTTAACTTCTGGTGATTGTAAAGAATATTCGACACCAAATCTTTCCAAGCATGTTTGTTTTACTTTTTCTTTGATTTCTGGTGAGGAAGAAACATGTTCGTATCCATATTTTTTTAAATTTGTTTGTTTCTTTTTTTCTTGTGTTTCCGATAATTTACTTGCATGTTCAACACCAAATTTTTTCATGCAAGTATCTTTGATTTTATTTATTATATCTTTTCTTTGAAAGTTATATTCAACACCATGTACTTTTAAATTAGATTCTTTAATTTTTTTTGCTACACAGACTCTGTTGGAACAGCAATCTTTTTCAATTATTTTACGAGAATTCACATAACTATATTTTTTTTTATTAGACTCATCTCCACAATAATCACAAGTGAAAACAATTGATTCACGAGCTTTAATTTTCTCAAATGGTTTGTCCAACTTTTCTAGGATCAGCATAATAAATCCTTCAGTAAATATATCATATTTACTGCTTTAAAAGTTTTTTCTCAATCAATATCTTCCTTAATTTCTCCAATGGTGCTTTCCAACATCTTGGCTTTTCCTGCCTCAGAAGTGTGACATTGTCACCATACCAAGGAGACTTGTCACCACTATGACTCCAAACATAATAAGCAGAAATTGGAACCATTATAAATACTTCCTTCCCAAAACTTGCTGCCAAATGTGCTATAGAAGTGCAACTTGTTATAACAAAATCAAGATTTTTAATAAAGCCCAAAGTCTCTTGAAAAGAATCCATTTTTTCAGATAAATCAATCAAATTGGGGAAATCCTTGATTTGCTCAAGATTATCATCCCTCTGTAAGCTATAAAATGTTCCATCCACATCTTTCAAAACTTCATATAACTCTTTAACAGGATAAGAACGATGCAAATCATGATCATATAAAGGTGAACCAGCCCACCTGATGCCTATTTTTGGTGACTTTCCATCTAACTTGCACTTATCATCATATTCTTTAGAAGATGAGATATAGGGCTTATCCCATAGGTCTTTATATTCAAGATTTAGATAGATAGGAAGATGCATTGAATATGTCCACTTTAAGTCTGGGATATCCTTCAATTCTTCCAAATTCGTAATCACAGGGAATCCACTATTCTTGAATATCTCAAGAAGTCCTTTTCTTTCATTCTTCCATTCTTCTTTGTGCCAAACTGCATACCAATAAGCATTGATTCCTCTTTCCTTGAGATGTTTCATGAACCTTATGTTAATGATCTCATCTCCACTTCCTGCTTCTGCATAAATCACCAGATTTTTTACATCTTTTGCCCCTTCCCAGAAAGGAAGATTTAACTTCTTGTTCCTTGAGAAAATTGTCTCGCAGTTCCACAATCTCATTTTTGCCCCATCTAGTATAAAGTGCCTCAATCCTTCTTGGAATTTATCTCTGTAAAGGTAATATGTTCCAAGGTTGAACTTGATTTTGAGTGCGGTTTCTTCTGGAAGTTCTTTATAATTAGCAAGAACATGGTGCAATATCTCTTCCGCTTCTGTTTTCCTGTTGGAAAGGAAGAGAGCATATGCCTTTTCCAGTTGCAGATCATAATCCATCGGAATCAGCTTTTCATTGGCATTGATATAAGTCAATGCTTTTTCGGGTTCGTTGTTGTGATTATAAAGATTTATTAGATTGAACCTAGTCACATACATCAGTTGTGGGCTGTGTGCATTCACAAGTGCCTTCTCACCATGCTTTATGGCTTCTTCATAATGTTGCAACTTGAAATAGCATTTACTGATATTATCTTGTTGCTCAAACGAGAAAGCGTTTTTAGCAAACACATCAAGCACTTGTTTGGCAAGACTCTTTGCACCTAAATTCTTGAGTGTCATTACGAATGGCTCAAGATCATTAACACCAACATTTTCTTCTTTTTTCATGTGTTATTCCTTTATAACTATTAATTTGATAAAAACATCTTGATAAACATTTACAAGGTGTTCTGCATATCTTGCGATTTCCTCATATTTGCCTTCAGCTTCAAGTTTTGCATAGTCTGCATGGATTGAATAGTTGTAATCTAAAACTTCCATGTCAATTTGGTGAGTGATTGCATGTCCACTTGAACTTCCATAAGTTTCTTGATGCCAAAGACAGTATTTCTTGCTGAACTGCTTGAACATTTCTACGGTCAAAGCACGACAGTGGGTGTAATCTCCGAAGAAGTTTCTTGCGAAGTGATGTGGGAAAGCTATGTCTACTACTGCACCATTTTTGCATACTCGATATATTTCTTTTATGACATGACCCAAATCATGAATATGTTCTAGTATGTGGTGTGCTTTTACTTCCTCTACTGTGCTGTCTTCGAATGGAAGTTTTTCTTTTTCTAAGTTGTGGAGATATTCTGGTTTGGTATTTGGATCTGCGTCTACATTTACGAATCCCTCAAATCTTTTTAGTCCACCGCCAATATTGATCTTCATATTTGTCCTTTTTGTAATGACTAATTCTTTCGTAATTGTCCTTGTTATTATTATAAGATAGGAGGGTTGATTTTGGCAAATTTGTTTCTATATGTTCGCCAGACTGAGATATGGATTGGATTTGCGTCTATATGTTCGCCAGACTGAGATATGGATTATGTGGTTTTTTCTTTTATGAATTCATCTGGTCCATTTATGAAAATTTTGCCGTCATATTGTATTATTGCTGGGCAGTTGTGTGTTTGGCAGAATGTTTGGATTTCTATAAGGACATTATCATCCATTTTCTTACCCATTTCGATAGCTCTGAGATATTGACCTTTGCTCCATTTTTCGACTGATATGATGACTTTTGATTTTTCTGGTTTGAGGTTTTCGGAGAAAAGACCTTGGAGCCAAGCACACTGGTAGGTTTTGCAGACTTCTGGTCTGGTTTCGTATATGGAGCAATTTCCTTTGAGAAAATGGCATGGTTTTCCTCCGCCAAATTTGTGGCTGTAGGATTCGCCTTTTAGCCAGATGCAACAGGCATTGCAATCTCCACATTCCCTATTGATAGTCATCTTGGTATTGTATCGCTGCTGTTGTATATGTACCAGCAGAAACTTCTTTCCAGTTTGTTCCATACATTATAGTTTGAACTGGGGAGCTTCTATTTGTTCTTGTATTGTCTCCTAATCCACCATAAGAATTCCTTCCCCATAACCAAAGCGTTCCGTCTGTCTTTATTGCTGCTGTAAAGCCATAACTACTACATACAACTTGTTTCCAATTCGTTCCATATGCAATTGTTTGAATTGGTGATGATCTATTGTTTGTTACTCCTGCAATTTCAGGAGAAGGCTTTACAGCACCAACTCCAAGGCTTATCGTTCCAGTCCATGTTCCAGTGAAACTACTTGGAGTAAAAGTTATGCTGACATTAGTACTTATCGCAGATACGGTAGTCCATAATACTGATTGTGTAGATGTATACACATTCATGCCTATGGACACTCCAGTAGTGTTAGATGTATTAAATGTATTGCCATTAATTTTAGAGCCAGAAACAGTAACTGGACTTGTGCCTGGATCACCACTAGTGGCAGGAGTAGGTTCAGTAGATACTGTCAATTGTCCATAAGAATTCCTTCCCCAAGTCCAAAGAGTTCCATCAGTCTTTATCGCTGCACAATGGTGGGTTCCAGAAGACACACTTTTCCAGTTTGTTCCAAAGGCAACCGTCTGTACTGGTGATGATTTGCTTACTGTTGTATTGTCGCCAAGCTGACCATAAGTGGCATTATTACCCCAAGCCCACAAAGTTCCGTCTGTCTTTATCGCTGCCGTGTGATTGCCACTACATACAACTTGTTTCCAGTTTTTCGCAAATGTAACTGTTTGAACTGGTGAACTTCTATTTGTAATTGTGTTGTCGCCTAATTGTCCACTAGTATTCGCACCCCAACACCAAAGCGTACCGTCTGTCTTTATCGCTGCCGTGTGATTGCCACCAGACGCAATCTGTTTCCAATCAGTTCCACCAGCAATAGTCTGTACAGGAGAGCTTCTGTGTGTAACTGTGTTATCACCTAATTGACCCAAATTGTTATATCCCCAACACCAAAAAGTACCATCTGTCTTTATCGCTGCTACATAGCTGTCGCCACAAACAAATTGTTTCCAGTTTGTTCCAAATGTTACTGTTTGAACTGGTGATGATTTATTTATTACTGTGTTATCACCTAATTGACCGAAATTGTTAATTCCCATGGTCCACAAAGTTCCATCTGTCTTTATCGCTGCTGAACTTAAACCAAAGCCAATATCAACTTGTTTCCAATTTGTTCCATATGCAACTGTCTGTATTGGCGAACTTCTGTGTGTAACTGTTGTATTGTCACCTCTCTGACCCCAAGAACCCTGACCCCACAACCACAAATTCCCGCTTCTGAAGTAATCAGCACGAACATAATAGTCTTCGAAATCTACTGTCGTATTATCGGCATTCTTGAATCTAAATGGTGTTGACATGAGCCTCCAGATAGAAAACCTTGACAAGATTCTTAGAAATTGAGTGCCACAAAAAAGGTTTGAACATGACCATGTCGCCAGCGTTAAGTTCAAATGTGGCTGAGTCATTCCAATTTTCTTTATTGAAGCAGTTTTCCTTTATGAATACTTGTAGTTCTTCCTGTACTTGCATTACATTGGAGTAGTTTTTTTCCTTGTGTCTATGCAATTTGAATGTAGTCTTCTCAAGTGGGATTATGCAGACCCAAAGGCTGTTCTGGTTGAAACTTTCGAAGTGGATGTTCTCGAATGGTTTTCTGAGTATTCCAGATTCTTTCGTAATGGTAATTTCTTGATTGAGGATTTCGCCAAAGACTTTGTGCAGGTTTTCTGGAACTAGGTTGAAGTCTACGATTTCTTCTCCGTAAGTGTTCTCCTTGAACTGGAGGTCTTTTACCACTTCATATAGATTTTGCGTGTTGTAGAAATTTTCTATCTGTATTATCAAAAGTCACCGTCCTTTATTGCTGCTGTGAATCCAAAACCACAATCGACACTTTTCCAAGTATTTCCATACAAAATCGTTTGAATTGGTGACGATCTAGAGGTTACTGTGTTGTCGCCTAATTGTCCATTATCATTCCATCCCCAAGCCCACAAAGTTCCATCTGCCTTTATTGCTGTGGTATGACTTCTGTTAAGAGAAACTTGTTTCCAGTTTGTTCCTCTGGTAATTGTCTGTACTGGTGATGATTTGCTTACATTTGTGTTGTCTCCAATATTACCATAAGCATTACTTCCCCAAGACCACAATGTTCCGTCTGTCTTTATTGCTGCTGTATAAAAAACTCCAGCAAAAACACTTTTCCAATTTGTGCCAAAAGCAACTGTTTGGACTGGCGATGATTTATGTACTGTTGTGTTGTCGCCAAGCCGACCTAGATAATTTCTCCCCCAAGTCCACAATGTTCCGTCTGTCTTTATTGCTGCTGTACATTGATAACCACAAGATACTTGCATCCAATTTGTTCCTCTGGTTACCGTTTGAACTGGTGATGATTTATTTACTATTGTGCTGTCTCCCAATGCACCATTTGTATTATATCCCCAAACCCATAAAGTACCATCCGTCTTTATTGCTGCACAATGTCCAGTTCCAGCAGATACTTGCTTCCAATTTGTGCCAAACGCAATCGTTTGAACTGGTGATGATCTTCTTGAAACTGTATTATTTCCCAATTGACCATAACCATTATTACCCCATAACCATAAAGTTCCATCGGTTTTTATTGCTGCTGTGAGTCCGTTCCCACAAGACACATTTTTCCAGTTTGTTCCAAATGCAATTGTCTGTACTGGTGAAGATCTATTTGTGACACTTGTATTGTCTCCTAATTCACCATAACCATTATATCCCCAAATCCACAAAGTACCATCAGTTTTTACAGCCGAAATGTGTCTATATCCACCAGATACTTGTTTCCAATTTGCACCCCAAGCAACCGTTTGTACTGGCGATGATTTGTTTACAGTTGTATTATCACCTACGCCACCATAAGTATTAAATCCCCAACTCATCAGCATGGGAGTATCGAATTGGTTGAGTAGATTTGGGTATACGGAGATGAGGTAGTCCTTCTCGATCAAGGTCTTTCCAAGATCGACACCTTTCTCATCTATGAATCTAGTTGTGATGCTTCCTGTAACTGCCATATTATCCTTCTGGTGTAGGTGTAGTGGTAACTACTGGTTCTTCCACTACTGGTTCTTCCACTACTGGTTCTTCCACTACTGGTTCTTCCACTACTGGTTCTTCCACTACTGGTTCTTCCACTACTGGTTCTTCCACTACTGGTTCTTCCACTACTGGTGTAGGCATGATGGGATCAGGCACTACTTCTTTCATTATTATAGTATCAACAGAAATATGATCTGCTGCGTTTTCTATTTCGTTTAATTTTGCGAATTCCCAATCGAAAGCAGCTTGAACAACCTTGTCTATTTCCGAGATGATAATCTCCAAATCAGACTTCGTAATTTCCATCCAAGTCTGTGGGAATTTCCAGTATGCGGTAAGGTCGCCTATAGACAATATTTTTGAAGCATATACAGCACGACTTTCCCTGTCTGTGCTTACTGTTACTTCCTGTCCTTTAAGGGTTATCTTTATGTCTTTTATTTCCCTTGATCTTCTTTCTGAAGATAGTTGTTGTATCAAATTAGCTTTTGCTATTTGTAGTATAAGAGGTTTAACTTCATAGTTTGCTATTGCAAGGTCTTCTGTTATTTCCCAGTTAGGTCCAGTCAATTCCTCTATCTTTGGGTTGTATTCTGGTTTTATTTCCCTTACTTGGAATATCTTTGTTTCTTCGTTTATAGTCCATGGAACATTTGCTTCGTCTGGGAAATGAACCTTGATGTCTAGCTCAAGCTCCTCTTGGAGAATTGAACTGATCATCCTTGGATTCCATTTCAATAAAGTCTGAATTATATTTCCGTTGTTTATTATTGCGTACATGTTTTATATATCTCCGTTCGTTACTGCTGCTGTGTAATTGTTACCACAAGCTACTTGTTTCCAGTTTGTACCATATGCTGTCGTTTGAACTGGTGATGATTTTTTTACAACTGTATTGTCGCCTAACTGACCATAACCATTAGCTCCCCAATTCCATAAAGTTCCATCTGTCTTTATCGCTGCTATTTGACCATTAGCAGAAACTTGTTTCCAGTTTGTTCCAAATGTGATTGTCTGTACTGGTGATGATTTGCTTGTAAGTGTGTTGTCACCTAATTGTCCTTGGCTATTACCTCCCCAAGTCCACAAAGTACCATCAGTCTTTATTGCTGCCATGCTAGGATACCCACTAGATACTTGTTTCCAGTTTGTTCCATAAGCAACTGTTTGTACTGGCGATGATCTGTATGCTGTTGTGTTATCGCCTAAAGTGCCACTAAAATTAATACCCCAAGCCCACAAGGTTCCATCTGTTTTTATTGCTGCTGTAGTATAACCACTAGCAGAAACTTGTTTCCAGTTTGTACCACCTGCAATTGTTTGAACTGGTGAACTAATGTGTGTTATTGTGTTATTACCTAATTGACCATAAGTGTTTCTTCCCCAAACCCAAAGTGTACCATCTGTCTTTATAGCTGCTGTGTGATAACCACAAGAGACTTGTTTCCAATTATTTCCAAAAGTAACTGTTTGAACAGGCGAAGATCTTTGTATTACTGTGTTGTCGCCAAGTTGTCCATTATTGTTATATCCCCAAGTCCATAATGTGCCATCTGTCTTTATTGCTGCTATAATAAAATTTCCACAAGCAACACTTTTCCAGTTTGTGCCTCTAGCAATTGTTTGAACGGGCGATGATCTTGAAATCCCTGTATTATCTCCAATCGACCCATTGTCATTAACTCCCCAGCACCAAAGTGTTCCGTCTGTCTTTATCCCTGCTGTTTGTAAAAATCCACAAGCAACACTTTTCCAATTTATTCCACCAGTCACTGTCTGAATTGGATTTGATTTATTTACAACTGTATTGTCGCCAAGCGGACCATAAGTAGTGTTTATACCCCAAGTAAACAGTGTATTCCCCACGAATTGGTCGAGAAGCCAAGCGTCAGAAACGAAAGCGGTTTTGAGGTCGCCATCAGGACCAGAAATAAAAGGCATTACAACCTCCTTTCCAAGTCGTCAATTCTCTTGTCTTGTTCCTTTATTGCCTCTATCAAAAGACCAATAATATTTCCATAGGCAACGCTCTTCACGCCATCAGTTTCGTTTACAAGTTCTGGCAATACCTTCTCCACTTCCTGTGCAACAACACCAATTGACTTTCTTCCGTTTTCTTTCCAAGAGAAAGAAACACCACGCATATCACGAACCTTCTGCAATGCATCTGGAATCGTTACAATGTCTTCCTTCAAATTTAAATCCGAATTGGCAGTCACATTGCCACCAACTGTAAGATCGCCAGTAGATGGATTGAATGTCAACTTCGTGGATGAAACATTTTCAGTTGATATAGAACCGCTTGTGGCACTGGTGAATGTAAGATATCTTGTCGCATTTGTGCTTGTGTCATCAGTTATGGTTATGCCACCACCACTTGCAGAAGCCTGATCAAGTAAATTAGCATCAGCTTCATTTTGGATTGCAAAAGTAGAACCAGACACACAAGAAACTTGCTTCCATTTATATCCAAATGCAAGTGTTTGTACTGGTGATGACTTGCTTGCAACAGTATTGTCACCAATCTGACCATTGCTATTTATTCCCCAAGTCCACAAAGTGCCATCTGTCTTTGTAGCTGCTGTATTACTTGAACCAGCATCAACTTGTTTCCAATTAGTTCCATATGTAATTGTCTGAACTGGCGAACTTCTATTTGTTGTTGTATTATCACCAAGTTTTCCATTGCTATTTTGTCCCCAAGTCCATAAAGTGCCATCAGTTTTTATAGCTGCTATATGCTGCTGAGAACCAGCAACTTGTCGCCATGATGTTCCATAGGCGACTGTTTGCACTGGTGATGATCTCTTTGTTGTTGTGTTGTCGCCTAATTCACCTTGACTATTAGCTCCCCATACCCACAGTGTACCATCATTTTTTATTGCTACTGTGGTAGTATTCCCACAAGCTGCTTGTATCCAATTTGTGCCAAAAGTAACTGTTTGTACTGGTGACGACCTATCAGTTGTTGTGTTGTCGCCTAATTCACCTTGACTATTACCTCCCCAACACCACAATGTTCCATCTATTTTTATTGCAGCACAATGTTTGTAGCCAGCAGCTACATTCTTCCAATTTGTACCAAAAGCAACTGTTTGAACTGGTGATGATCTTGAAATCCCTGTGTTATCTCCAATCGACCCACTACTATTTCTACCCCAACACCAAAGTGTTCCGTCTGTTTTTATTGCTGCCGAAAAATTAACATTGCCATCACAAATTGCAACTTGTTTCCAATTTGTTCCAGCAGCAACTGTTTGAACTGGTGATGATTTTCTTACAATTGTGTTATCGCCTAGTTGCCCAAAATCATTCCTTCCAGAAGACCACAATGTTCCATCAGTTTTAACTGCCAGAAAATGATTTTCTCCGCCTGAAACTTGCTTCCAGTTTGTACCAAAAGCAACTGTTTGAACTGGTGATGATTTTCTTACAGTTGTGTTATCGCCTAAGCCACCATAAGAATTACCGCCCCAAACCCATAATCTTGTGCTTGTGGAAAGATAATCTGCCAATTGATATGTCGTTACAGCAACACCCTCGACTATTCCTGTTGCTCCTGTTGCTCCTGTTGCTCCGCTTGGAAGAGTTTGGTCGATTAAATCTACATCAGCTTCGTTTTGAATTGCCATGGTCACAGTAAATCCAGCAACAGCTTGTCTCCAACTGTATCCAGATGTGACTGTCTGTACTGGTGATGATTTGCTTACTATTGTATTGTCACCAAGCTGACCAGAAGTTCCTGTTCCCCAAGTCCACAAAGTTCCGTCTGTTTTGGTTGCTGCTGTTTGAGAGTCACCACAAGAAACTTGTTTCCAATTTGTGCCAAAGGCAACAGTTTGAACTGGCGATGATTTGCCAACCCCTGTATTGTCGCCAAGAGTTCCATTGGTTCCTTGACCCCAAGTCCACAAAGTTCCGTCTGTCTTTATAGCTGCTGTATGATTCTTGCCAGCAGAAACTTGAAGCCAATTTGTTCCAAAAGCTACAGTTTGTACTGGAGATGATTTGCTTAAAGTTGTATTGTCGCCTAATTGTGCTTGTGCGTTATTTCCCCAACACCACAATGTACCATCAGTTTTTATTGCTGCTGTATAATAATAACCAGCAGAAACACTCTTCCAATTTGTGCCAATTGTAACTGTTTGAACAGGAGAACTTCTATTTGTGGTTGTGTTGTTTCCTAATTGTCCATTTCCGTTATATCCCCAGCACCACAAAGTACCATCTGTCTTTATTGCTGCACAATGAGTTGCAGGTGCATTAGTATATCCACTACCTACAGAAACAAATTTCCAGTTTGTTCCAAATGTGACTGTTTGAACAGGTGAACTTCTTGTTGTGGTTGTGTTATCTCCTAATTGTCCATAACTATTAGCACCCCAAGTCCACAATGTTCCATCTTGTTTGACTGCTGCTATGTTTCTGTATCCGCAAGCAACTTCTCTCCAGTTTGTTCCAAATGCAACTGTTTGAACTGGGGAACTTCTTGCTGTAACTGTATTGTCTCCTAATGCACCGTAGCCGTTTACCCCCCAAGTCCACAAAGTTCCATCAGTTTTTACTCCAGCAGAAATTGTAACATTATTAGCGGAAGTTGCAATCTGCTTCCAGTTTGTGCCAAATGCAACAGTTTGTACTGGAGATGACTTGTTTACTATTGTGTTGTCGCCAAGGACACCACTAGCATTACTACCCCAAACCCACAATCTTGTGCTTGTGGAAAGGTAATCTGCAAGCTGGTATGTTGTCAACGCACCACTTGTACCTGTGCCAGTTGCACCAGTTTGACCTGTCGCACCTGTTTGTCCTGTGGCACCAGTTGCACCAGTTTGTCCTGTAACACCTGTTTGTCCTGTGGCACCAGTTGCTCCTGTGTTTCCTGTTTGACCTGTCGCACCTGTTTGTCCTGTGGCACCAGTTGCACCAGTTTGTCCTGTAACACCTGTTTGTCCTGTGGCACCAGTTAAACCAGTTTCACCTGTGTAGCCTGTTTGTCCTGTGGCACCAGTTG